ATAGATAATCAATTATTATAACATAACTATTTATTAATATGAAGTTAGACTTATTAAAAAAATTAATCAAAGAAGCTGTAAGTGAAGCAGTTCGAGAGGAATTAGGTAAAATTCTTTCTGAAGATGTGAAACCTGTTCAAACACAAGTACAGCAAGTAACGAAGTATGCAGAACATAAACCAGTTATTGCAAAACCGGTTGCTACAGGTAATCCACTTATGGATTTAATGAACGAGACAAAGTATTCAATGACTCAAGGAGAGTATCAAAACCTAGTAAGTGCAACATCAGACATGGTATCAGCACCAGGAATGGGAATGCAAACAGGTTTAGAGCAGTTTAGACCAGGTGTAGAACCGGGATTAGATATTTCTCAATTTGACTTCATGATGAGAGCAGGAGACGTATATAAAGCATCAGTACAGAAAGATAAAGAAAGATTCGGAGCATAATGGCGTTTAATGTACAAAAAATAAATCCACTAGATCTACAACCTAGGAAAGCAGTTGGAGTTAGCTTACCCTTCTCCTCTACCTCTGTGTTTAACTCTACATACTCCACTCAAGACGCTTTAAAATCTAATTTAGTTAATCACTTTCTTACAGAAAAAGGAGAGAGATTCCTAAACCCTAACCTAGGTGCAGGATTAAGGAGATTGTTATTTGATCAGATAACAGTGGATAAACAGGATGAGATAGAGGGAGTAGTTAGGACAGAAATATCAACCTGGTTTCCAAATCTACAGGTGAACGATATAAAGGTAGCAACCTCACCAGATACAAATACAGTAACAGTCTATATAAAATATAGCGTCACTCAAACAAATATACAAGACGAATTGTTAATTAACTTCGAACAATAATGGCTCAGGATAGAGATATAAAATATGTAAATAAAGACTTTGGAGACTTTAGAAGTCAACTAACAGAGTACGCTAAAAACTACTTCCCAGACACTTACAACGACTTCTCACCTTCATCACCAGGTATGATGTTTATTGAGATGGCTGCATATGTAGGAGATGTTTTATCATTCTACCAAGATACACAGCTACAAGAAACATACCTCCAACATGCAAAAAATCCTGCTAACTTATACAATCTAGCATACATGATGGGATATAGACCTAAGATAACATCTCCCTCAGAAGTTGATTTAGAAATTTCTCAAATAGTAGGAGCAGTAGGCGGGGAGCCTAACTGGGGTCAAGCACTATACATACCAGCCTATACAAGATTAAAGTCAACAGTAGCAGATCAAGTTAACTTTTTTATAGATAAGCATATAGACTTCACTTTCTCAAGCTCTTACGACAATACTGAAGTAACAGTAGAAACCCTATCAGGAGCTAACCCTAGTCAGTTCAGGTTAACAAAAACAGCAAAAGCAATATCAGGAGAAGTAAAGACTATAACAGAGACTATTACATCTGTAGAGAAGTTTAAGACACTTATAATAGATGATGTAAATATTATCGGTATTCAATCAATAGTAGATAGTAATAGTAATATTTGGTATGAAGTTCCTTTCTTAGGACAAGATACTATCTTTGTAGATAATACAAATAATACACCGGACAAGCAGGTTGTTCCTTACAGTTTGGCTCTTCAAAAAGTACCAAGAAGGTTTGTAACAAGATTTACAGCAACCGGACAATTACAAGTACAATTTGGAGCAGGAATTAATGGACAAGACGATTCAATAATAACACCTGACCCAACTAATGTAGGGTTCGGATCAAATCAAGGAATTTCAAGAATTGATTATGCATTCGATCCTTCTAACTTTTTATCAACAAAGTCTTACGGACTCGCACCCTCAAATACAACACTTACAATAAAGTACCTAGTAGGAGGAGGAGTAGCAGCAAATGCCCCTGCAAATACGATTAACACGTTAGTAGGTTATAGCGGTACACCGACAGCAGTAGATACTTCACAATTATCAACAGTTACATTTAACAATATACTCCCAGCAGCTGGAGGAAGAGATGGAGATACAGTTGATGAGTTAAGAGAAAATTCAATGAGAGCTTTTAACGAACAAGGAAGAGCGGTAACACTACAAGATTACACTGTAAGAGCATTATCAATGGATTCTAAATACGGTTCTATTGCAAAAGTTTATGTTACACAAGATCAATTAACAAATCCAAATAGCTCTACAGATAGTATAGTAGATAGTAATCCACTATCATTATCGATATATACACTAGCTTACGATAACAATAAGAATCTAACACCTGCAACAACTACACTAAAGAATAACTTAAAGACATATCTTGCAGAGTATATGATGTTAACAGACGCTCTTAATATAAAAGATGCTTTTGTAGTAAATATTGGTATTAACTTTGACATAATAGTAAAACCTAACTTCTCAGGAAGAGATGTATTACTTGCTTGTACAAACAGAATAAAAGATTATTTTAATATTACAAAATGGAATATTAACCAACCAATTAACCTATCGAGTATATACACACTCTTAGATCAAGAAAAAGGGGTTCAAACAGTACAAAAAGTAGAAGCAATTAACAATGCAGGAGGAATATACTCTCAGTATGCATATGATATAGTAGGAGCAACAAGGAGTAATATAGTATACCCATCTTACGATCCATGCATATTTGAAGTAAAATACCCGGATACAGATATTAAAGGAAGAATAACAACACTATAACATGGCAGTATACAGAATATTTCCCGAAAAAGATACATTTATATCAACAGAAGTTCCTACAGGTAATGCTGGAAAGGATGAAATAATTGAAATAGGAGGGTATGTAGATATATCAGATACAGGAGAAACTAACCGTATATTAATACAGTATAGTACTTCCGAAATTCAAGATGTAATAGCTAATAAAATAGGAGCAGCAACTTATAGTGCTAGTTTAAACCTATACCTAGCAGATGCTTATGAAATACCAGTTAACTACAGTCTCTATGCCTATCCGGTATACGGAGCATGGGATAACGGGGTAGGAAAGTTTGGAGATATTCCAACAAATACAACAGGAGTTTCCTGGCAGTATAAAAAAGCAGGAGGAACAGATGCATGGACAGTAACAGGATTTGTAGCAAATACAACCGGTTCATACTTATCTGGATCAATAGCAGGAGGAGGAAACTGGTATACAACCGTAGGGGGTATTAGTCAGGAATTTACACAGTCACATGCTTTCAATTCTAGTAACGATGTTAACATAAATGTTACAAAAGCTATTCAACTCTTTAATATAGGTACAATTGATAATAACGGGTTTATAATAAAACTGCCTAATAATTTAGAATATAATACTACATCCTCTATCCGACTTAAATACTATGGTGCAGATACAAATACTATCTACCCACCATTCTTAGAGTTTAAATGGGATGACAGTGTATACAGTACAGGATCTTTATCAGTTCTTTCAAATAGTATTTCAATTGTTAACCTAACAAATAATAAAGGGAAGTATGCCGATGTAGGAAAGCAAAGATTTAGAGTATCTGCAAGACCTAAATACCCGGTTAGATCATTCACAACCTCTTCAGCATATTTAACAAACCACGCCCTACCCTCAGGTTCATACTGGGGATTAAGAGATGAGAACACAGAAGAGATGGTTGTTGATTTTGATACTAAGTTTACTAAGATAAGTTGTGATTCAAATGGATCATTCTTCGATGTGTATATGGATGGCTTGCAACCGGAGAGATATTATCGTATATTAGTAAAAACGACTTTAGATGGAAGCACTACAGTAGTAGATAACCAAAATATATTTAAAGTAGTAAGAAATGGCTAATGATATTAACATACAGAAAACTGTATTTAGCTCCACAGAGTTTAATAAAGTTATTGATAATAATTTTAAAACCTTCACTCAACCAGTACCAGAGGAAGATACAGATACTCCGGAAGAGTTATTTAGGTTATACGAAAAGCTTTACTATGTTATAGATGTAACTGGAGATACAGATTCACATGAATACCTAGTAAAAAAGAGCTCTGAATTACTAACTTTTGATAGAGTAACAGAAGATATTCAACCTTTACTGGATGAAATAGCACAATTAAGACAAGAAAACCTAGCACTAAGTCAGGAAGTACTTACATTAGAAACAAAGACAGCATAGATGGCAGATATAGTTTATACAGCTTACCAAGACTCACCAGAAGCTATAACAGGCTTTGAACAATTCTCTCAGGAAGATCAAGCCCTAGTAAGCTCATTTGAGATCAACAGCGTATTTGACCCAGCCAAGCATTACTCGGAAATACATATACTATCTCTAGCAGATGAATTACTAGAAAGTAGTTACAATTACACCTCGTATAAGTTACTAGGAAATGCCCAATCTGCCGGACAGTCAGGAGCATCGGTACTAACTCTAGACCCTATACAGGATAGTAAGGCTTATGGATACGAAAATGGAGGAGTAAAACTACTTTACCATTTTCTAGATGATCTGTACACCGAAGATAATAATACCCTAGAGTTCTTTATACAAGATATCTCAGCTGATAGAACAGAATTATCACTATCTACTTTAAATCTAATACCAGAGACTATTACTGCAATAACCTCTAAAATTAAAACTAACCTACAAAGCCAATCTTACTTTACCGGGTTTAGGTTAAATTTTAAAGATAACGATTTATTCATTGCAACAAACATAGATACTTTAGATACAAGCGCTGGAACGGTAGTTGTAGTTAAGTTATACGAACCGCTACCTACTCTTTATGATATAAAAAGTAAACTAAATATAGTAGATGTAGTATCAAACTCAGTAGCTTATGAGGTAGATGCAGAAACAGTTATACCCCCTACAGTAGCTCCAACCTTAAGATCTCCTAATTTTAACATTGATATAACAGATCAAAGCATAATACCTACAGGGTATTATAATTACGACGAATTATTTAGCTACCCAGTTAATAACGCTAACAGCCAAATATTTTCAACCGTTAGTGAAAAGGGAATAGACATAAGTGTTGATTATACTACATTTAATGACTTTGTACATTTCTCATCAGCACAAGAACGACTTTTAAACTTTAAGTATAAAGTAGACTTATTAGAGACTTACTCTGGAAGCATAGCCTCAATTGCAAACGCAACCCTAGGCTCTACAGGGATATCTGGAAGTAGAACATACTACGAAGGATTAATGGCAGGAGTTGTAGATAATTTTGATCATTACGAAAGATTCTTATACTACGAATCAGGAAGTAGTTCTTGGCCAAAGAGTAATACTACAAAACCATACGTAAACAAACTTAGCACAGATCCAGAATCGGTAACTTGGTATACAAGTCAAATTGCAACTGCAGTCGAGTATGATTTAGTAAATTATAACTCGCTGGTATATAGTATTCCAACCTACCTAAGAGATGATGCAAACAATGAAAACTATTTGACATTTGTTTACATGGTAGGGCAGCACTTTGATAACTTGTGGTTATACGCAAAAGCAGTAACAGATAAGTATGATGCTGATAATAGAATAGATTTTGGTATATCAAAAGACTTAGTTGCAGAGGCGTTAAGAAACTTTGGAGTAAAGTTATATACCTCTAATAAATCAGTAGAAGATCTTTTTAGTACATTTATAGGACAATCATACCAGTCAGGAAGCGAGGTAATTAACCACTACATAACAGGTTCTTTAACAGGATCAAATACCCCTATTCAACCTACCTCATATAATGATTACCAAAAAGAAGTACAAAAACGTGTTTACCACAACTTACCTTTACTTTTAAAATCTAAAGGAACTGAAAGAGGATTAAGAGCATTAATAAACTGTTACGGCATACCAGGAGATATTTTAGACATAAAACTATCAGGCGGTAGAGATACGAATAATCTTCCATTTTTTGGGGACTACAGAGCATCTACTTCATCTATAGATAAAGTACGTTTAGATAATACCGGTAGCATAGTAACGGGAAGTACCTTATCAAACTTTACTTCTATAGTAAAGCGAGATTCAAAATACACAGACGATTTACACCTTATCGAGGTAGGGTTCTCCCCTACAGATAATGTTGATGAATATATCTTATCAAACTCAATATCCACCTTTACCATTGACAGGTATTTAGGGGATCCAAGCAACCTAACATCTGACAACTATTCAGGACTAGGAGCATTAGCAGAAGGAATCTTAGGTAACCTACAGCAGTATAACCTGCAAGATTATGTAAGATTAATCAAATTTTTTGATAATACAATCTTTAAAACAATTAAAGATTTTATACCAGCTAAAGCAACTGCCGACACAGGTATAGTTATTAAACCAAACTTACTTAATAGGTCTAAAGCAAAATCAGTAACTGTTACCGGAACACAACCAGAGTATACAGGATCAATCGATACTGCTTTTATAACAGGATCAGATGGTGGAGCATTTACAACCTCTACAAGACACTCAGATCCTTCTTGGACAGAGGTATTACAAACCCCTCAAGGTTTAGCAAATAGCTACATTAATCAAGGTACAGATCAACCACTCTATACAGGAGAGTTAGGAGGAACAGAAATAAGAGTATCAAATGGAGAATTAAACGAAGCAAATCCGCACAAATACATAGATACATATAGTACAATACCTAAGAATGTAATATTAATAAAGGACTTCCCAGCAGATATCTGTGCAATAGAATCAGCATATCCTTCAGTGAATATTTCACTCCCTCAAAACGTAGATGTAAGAACTGCATTTAATATACCGGGAGACAACTACGTCACATATTACTCAGGATCAACAGATATAACAACTACCGCTAGTGCTTTCCCAATGACTACTAACTACACCACTTTCGCTATTACTGCATCAAAGACAGGTATAGCAGGGTGTACAGGGTCAAAAGTATATACAACAAGTTTTTGTTCAATATCATTAACATCATCAGGATCAACAACACTTGTACAGCAAAACACTTCATACGATCTTACAACATGGTTTACATCTTCATACAATACAAACTTAACATACACCCTGTATACTAACAATGGAACCGTTTCTTCTAATATTAGCAATTCAGGAAGTTATATATTTACAGTTGATACTGGAAGTTACATTTATGTAGAAGTAAGTGATCCAATTACCATAGATTCATGTACTCAAAAAACAAGGGACATACTGGTACAACCACAGGTAACAGTAACAATGGATACATCAGGAAGTAATTATTTATACGATGGGCTGCCATTAGGACCAAGTACAAGTACACTACTTAATAGATTCTACCCAGATACACCAGGTGCAAGAACGTATTACTATTACGGAAGTCCATTTACAGGCTCAACATATACAACACAATCAAACCAGCCAACAGCTAGTGGAAATTACGAAGTATACGTAAGAGTTCCATCAGATATATACTACCCAGAAATAACATCTTCACGTTTACCATTTACTATCTATAAAAACATATTAACAATAGAAGCAAACGATAGATTAATACCTACAGAAGGAACAGCTTCAGAATACGTTACAAGTTCTACAAACAATACTTATACAGTATTTAATCTACAGAATAACGAAACAACAAGTAGTGTAATTTCAGGAACAGTAACGTATACATCAAACTATACAGAATCAACACCAGGAGGAACAACAGGTATTTATATCCGTCCAATAGTAACAGAACTATCAGCAATTAACTACACATTTATAAGTAGTGACGGAGTGGTAACAATAGGAGGTACAACGTACAATCCTTCCGACTACTCAGCAGATGATTACATAACAGGTTCAGTATAACAGAATAAATTAAAAATTATGGCAACACCAAAAACAAAGACAGAACTAACCGCACTAATTAACAGTTATATAGCGGATACAGCTCCAAATATAAAAAAAGAAGAACATAAAGAGATTGAATTAGCAATACTTGATCGTGTAGATGCTAGAGTGCTTACTACAGGTACGTTTACCCATGGAAATATCACCAATTTTGAATCTAAAACTATTACCTTCACAAAAACAATATACACAACAAATTACTTAGTAAACATAACACCATTCGATCCACCACCCTATACCCTTTACTCCTATAGAACCTCTTGGGCAATAACAAACAAAACAACAACAGGATTCACAGCACAGTTAAAGAGAAACGGCTCACAAGGTTCAGGAAGGTTTTTTTATGTAGTTATTAATTTAAGTAATACAATATAAAGCAGGTAATTATATTAATATCTTTCAAATAAAGTAAATAATGGCAAAGACAAGGGCAAAAATGAACGAGTTGATAATTGCAAACCTAAGTTCATCACCTGCAGATAAGATAACTGCACTAGAGCATAATGAGGTTGCAAGAGAATCTGTAGAGTATATTACAGGACAGGTTGTAGCAGGAGGTAGTGTACCTATAGGAAATATACTCGGAGGAGATAATAACTTTGGACCAATATCACTAGGGGTAACCCTACCAGACACAAACTACGGAATAGTAGGGCACTTGACATCCCTAATTGCAGGAGGAGGAAATCAGTGGGATTATGATAATGATGGAGTTTGGCAGTTGGCTGCAAAGACAACAACATCTTTTACAATAAGACTAGGAGAATGGGCAGGACATGGTCAAAATTTAAACTTTGACTGGTTAGCAATAATAGATCAAGTATAGTAGTATACACTGTAGTAATTAACATAAGTACGTATATAAAATGGCAACACAAAAGGCAACAACACTAGCTCTAATTAATACAAATATAGTAAATAAACCAGCTAAAATATCTCCTGCAGATCATAGAGAGGTATCACAGGCAATGGTAGGATGTATAGATAATAGGTTCCTAATAGCAGGAACCCAAGCATTAGTGAGAATAGACACACCCGATCAAAAATTTACAATAGTATTCAATGCAATAGACACAATAAATTATACTGTAGTATATTCAATTAGCTCAGCAACAGTTTTTGCAAACAACGCTGCAAATTTTATTACAATAAAAGACAAAGGAACAACTCAATTTGATGTTTTAATGAGATCTGTTAATCAAACTCCAACAGCAAACATAACTTTTGAGTATGCATTATTTAGAACATCTGAACCTTCGTAAAAATAACAACTAATGACTTTAGCAGAATTCAAATACTTAGCAGCAAATACTACTCAAGGTTTAATTACCTACGGGAACTATGTAGCACAGTTATACTGGCCCTCAGGATATGTTGCCCCCAGTTATGGCACATACGGAAACGAAGTAATAATATTATTTAATATCTACCCAGGTAACGTAATAAGAGTAGATGCAATAGGCTTGCAGATATCCAATTTTCCACTAGAAGTACTAGAACAAGTTATAGCAATAGATGTAAATATACCAGGAGTAGGTCCTATGCAAAACGTACAAACTATGGATTCTGATGTACCTTATAGACGGGTAGAAAAAACTGTAAACGGGCCGTATTTTATATATGCATTTTCACCAGAAGATCAACGAATAGCCATAAACTCTCCTACAACCGGTTCAGAAGGTTACGAAGAATATAGCTCATTTACAGCGCTAGAATATCCTAGTATATCTTTTTTCCGTAGAGCAGTAGACTACGATTTAGAATTAATAATTAATAAACCTAGAGAATCTAGCTATATCTATAAATGTGATAGAGTAAACCCAACACTTACCTCAAAAACAAATCCTGTAAACCTACCTAATATCTTAGCCAATGCCGCACCATCTGCTACAGTACAAGACAGTAACTATACGAGTACACCATGGGTGAATGCAAGATATCAAGGAAGTAAACTAGATACAGCCACAAACACAGGTACAGATCCATTTATACAAGGAGCGTTTTTTAAAGGAGCATTTTTTACAAAAGACGTAACAGATAGTTACATAGAAAACTTAGTATCTACAAGTAACATAACATATATAGATTATTTCGCAGTAAGTAAATTATCAACACCTGCATATACAGTAGAAAGCTTAAACTTAAAACTCTCAACAAATATCAATACCAGCTCAATACTACAAACAGTAACAGATCTACTGCCAGCTTCAAATACAGACATAGCAATTGGAGATCTTCTACAAATAAGTAATAAGACTTCAGGAGACTTTACAGGAGAGGTATTAAGAGTAAATATACCGACTCCACCGGGACTGTACACTCCTTATGAATTTCTAACAAGAAATGTAATATCAGGAGAAACCTCAGCAATTAACACAGTAAGGAGTTATTCAAATACTCCCCGTACAGATTATTTAGCTCAAGATACTGTATACAGGATAGTACCTGTTCAGATATTACAGATAGGTAAGGCAAAGACCACTGCTGTACAGGAGGGTAAGTTAAAGATAGAGGGTACTGAGGGGATTCTAACCCTTAGTATAGATGGATACGTAATAAGTGGAAGCACTAGAGCATTTATATAGAAACAATAACACGATATATTTATTAATAAAAACAAAGTAAAATGGGATACTTAAGTAATACAGTAGTAACTGTAGATGCAATTTTAACAAAAAAAGGAAGAGAATTACTTGCAAGAGGAGATGGTTCTTTTAAAATAACACAATTTGCCTTAGCAGATGATGAAATAGACTATACTCTTTACAATCCAGCTCATATATCCGGATCAGCTTACTACGGAGAAGCTATTGAAGCAATGCCGTTATTAGAAGCATTTCCTGATGAGTCACAAATTATGAAGTACAAACTGACAACTCTTCCAAGAGGTACAGCCAAGCTACCAGTAATCGACCTAGGATTCTCAGCAATAGTATTAAAACAAGGAGCATCACTTGCAATCACACCTCAAACACTAAACTACCTTAGTAGTACAAATACTTTTGAAGCAGGAGGATATGTAGCAACTATAGCAGATGCTAGAGTATTAAACACATTTAACGGAGTAGGAATTAATACAACAGAAGCAGTAGCATTAAATTCAACAACTACACTAGGTACTAATGTATCTAAAACAGTAATTGGAACTTCTATCAATTTAACTGCTACAACAGTTAATACTCTATTTGGAACAAATACATCACTACAAACAACCATTACAGTAGTAGGTAGAGATTCAGGAGCTAGATTAACAATTCCAGTAACAATCACAAAAGTAAACTAATAAGATATGTCATTTAAAAGATTCGATACAGAAGATATAGCATTAAGTGCAGATTCAGTAGTAGCACCAGCTTGGTCAAATCAGATAACTAAGCTAACTTCTATGGCTCTTGGTACACAAGCAAACCTATCATCAGGAAAGTACTACTATAATGTTTATACCCCAACTGTGACAGATACTCAATTCTCTACAGCATACGGAAATAGAAACGGAAGTGGTTCTACATTAATTACTTCTACAGAGGTGGGTAAGTCTCCTTCATCTGTGATATACGGACAGTATAGGACTTTAATTAATGGAGATGAGAATACAGATTTTAACTTCGGAGGACCTACACCAGACTCAGTACATGTAATAACAGTTAATAGAGCTAGATTTAAAGAAAAATTACTACCAGGTAGTTTTGAACTAACACTAACAAGCGGTAGCAACACAATTACACTTGTAGATAACAGTAGTACTATAAGTACACTTTCTTATGTAGATGCAGGAAGAGTATACGACATAGTTAGTGGTTCAATTACAAATGGAGTTTATAGCGCTAATAGTACCTTTACAGCAGCATCAGGATCTTTTGGTAAATTTTTACCAGATGTAGGTATCTTTATATTTAACGCTAACGCACTTAAAGACTCCACTTATGGAATTAATTTACTTGTATCTGAAAGTTATAATGCAGAAGGAAATAATAAGCAAGCGTTTACTAATGCAATTATCTCTGGATCAAACTTCAGTGTAAGATCAGAAGAAACAATCACATCAAACTATGTATTTGTTAGGGTTAGAAATACAGAGTTTAACTACTCAACAAATCCATCTAACATTTCAGGTTCAGGTGATTTAAGACATAGTATAATGATAAACAGTCCACAAGCTTACATGACTACAGTTGGACTGTATAACGATAACAATGACTTACTAGGAGTGGCAAAACTATCAAAGCCATTAATTAAAGACTTTACAAAAGAAGCATTAATACGAATTAAACTTGACTTTTAATGAATGGGTGCTTACAAAAAATTAAACAAACAGGATGCCTACATAACAACCTACGTTGCTCATAAGCAGTGGTCAATACCTCTCGCTCAGTATCCCACTTACGAGATATCCACAACATTAGCAGACGAAAGTTATAAAAGTAGCTTATCGCAACTATACTACCCTAGTAAATCTCTAGGGAACATAGTTTCACATTCATTCGACTACTACCCGCAAACTACTCTATACAACTCAGAATCTAGAAACCTTACTGGAGACGCTTTAGTTGTATCAATTCCGAGAACATTATACGGAACAAGTATAAAACCGGGAGTTATACTAGGTTTTTACGGAGCAATCAACTCACAGTTTGTAAATAGAATTATTCTTGATGATTTAGAAGGTAGTCTCTACATATCAGGGAGCTCCCCTAGACTGTATGTAGGAGATATTATATACACCCATGGAATAGCAGTAATTACTCAAGGAGAATATGTATATGGTAGTATTAGTAGCGTAGCTTTTAAATCAAGCCAACCTATTTATACATATAATTATCACTGTAAGATAAGAGAGTCGGAGTATAACTATACCTATAACCCATCAGTATTGAGTGGATCTATAAAAACGATCTACGATAGTACCGGAAATGTTTATTCAACAACCGGAAGTGTTAATGATGGAGCATTAAAAAATAATGTAACAGGAAGTTCTTTTCAACCGTATATAACAACAGTAGGATTATATAATGATGCAAACGAATTAATTGCAGTGGGAAAAATGTCACAACCAGTACCTAAACCTGCTAATACAGAAATGACAATTGTAGTAAAAATAGATATTTAAAAAATAAAACATGGGAATAACATTAAGAATAGTAACAGGATCAACACTTACTTATGGACAGGTAGATACTAACTTTTCATCACTATACTACTCAGCATCTCAATCAGGAAATAACTTAGTACTGCATACAACGGGAAGTTTTGTACAAGCAGCAACAACAACTACTTTTAACTTAGGGTTAGGATATAATACAATAGCAACAGGTATATATTCACATGCAGAAGGAGATCAGACAATAGCATCAGGACAAGGTTCGCATGCTGAAGGACTCTTTACATTCGCGAGTGGATCTTATTCACATGCAGAAGGTATGAACACAACCGCATCAGGAGCTAACTCACATGCAGAAGGTCAGAACACCCTAGCAAGTGATACCGCAGCACATGCAGAAGGTAACTATACAACCGCATCAGGACCTTATTCACATGCTGAAGGATATCAAACAAATGCTGCATTTTGGGGATCACACACAGAAGGAACCGGTACAAGAACTACAAACTACTATGCACATGCTGAAGGACTTTCTACATTAGCATCAGGAGGATCTTCACATGCAGAAGGACATAGTGTAACTGCATCAGGAGACTACTCACATGCAGAAGGGCTTACTAATAAGTCATTAGGACCTTGGTCACATGCTGAAGGGCAGTCTACTATAGCATCTGGAACAGGTTCACATGCTGAAGGCTTTTATACAACAGCATTAGGAGATTTCCAACACGTACAGGGTCAATATAATATATCTTCACCATTCCAATCAGCTTTCATTTTAGGAAACGGAACATCAGATGGTTCTAGATCAAATTTAATCTATGCATCAGGATCAGAAGTTCAAATATCAGGTTCATTAACAGTAGGATCAGGATCATCTACTGTAGCTCCAACTTACGGGTTTACGCCTAATCTAGCTATAGGTATGCCTACTGGCTCTACAGGAGCAGTATTAGATTTAAGCAATACAAGGGGAATTATAGTTGGAGGAGATACCTTAGGAATCTTACAATTCTCAGGACTAGCCTCAGGTACAAGCTATGCTTCTTCTCAAATTAGAGCAACTGTAAATTCCTCAGCAGGTTCAGGAGATCCTGGAGGAGGTATTTTATCATTCTGGACTGGTAATGATTATGGAGGTGCATCCCCAGAAGAACGTATGCGTATCACCCACCAAGGTAAAGTAGGTATCGGAACAACAGGTCCTAGTCATCCGTTAGATGTAAATGGTGTAGCTGTTTTTAGAAGTGATTTATACATGACAGCGGGAGGAGGTTCAGCTGTACCTGATTGGTATTTTGCAATAAATGGTGCTGGGGATTTAGTTATAGATGACGCAGTAGGTTCAAAAAATTTTATATTTAGTAATAGTGGTAGAGTAGGTATAGGAACAACAACACCAAATGCAAAACTAGATGTAAATGGTAGTACTATAATAACAGGTTCACTAACTGTAACAAATGGTATAACAGGTTCATTCAAAGGAGATGGTTCTCAAATAACTGGTGTAACAGCTGAATGGGATGGTTCTCATAATGGTAATGCTTCAATAACAGGTTCATTGACTGTGACTGGAGATATAACGGGTTCTGGAAATCTATTGCTATCTAAAACAGGAACTAGGGTATTAACAATGGAAGCTCAAGTTGCTGGAGGTACAGAACTGAGACTACTTCCAAATAATGCAGGAGGTCATGCTAGGATAAACGTAGGTAATACTAATGCTCCATTAGACTTTCAAATGAACAGTGTTGATGTAATGAGAATTACACAAGCAGGTAACATCCTTATAGGGACAACTGCAGATACTGGAGATATACTAAGGGTGCAAGGAAACACTAGTATTAGCGGTATTGCAAAAGTAACAGGTTCACTAATAGTAACGGATAAGTTATCAAACGGAAATGCAGTAAGTGCATTAGGAGGCTATTCACATGCTGAAGGAGGATATACAAAAGCTACAAACTATTACGCACATGCTGAAGGCTATTCTACAAAAGCAGGTACAGACAAAGCATATCTTGCTACTTCTTTTAATGAAGGAATTATTGAATTATCTTCAATTTATGGAAATGTAACAAGTTCATTCCCTAGTGGTGATTTGTTTTTTTATGATGATAATCCCTATGACGGTGATTTAGGTGAAATCAATGAGTTTATATCAGATAGTCAATACAGTGGTGGAGTAACCACTATAGAATTAGCTGGTGATTGGACTTCTTACTATGGTAATAATGGTATTGTAGGAAACCTTAGTAAACCTCTAAGAACTTGGAATGGTAATATGAACTATAGAGGTGAGTGGAGTCATGCTGAAGGATATAGTAGTATATCATATGGCGTTGGCTCCCATGCTGAAGGATATTCTAC